GATAAATATTTATATTATGTTTTAAAGGGTGGGAGATCATCTGCTAAATCGTCTCATATTGCTCTCAATAGAATCGTGGCCACAATTAAGAATCCGGTAAATGGTCTTGCTATTAGAAAACACGCTAAATATATGAGAGAGTCAATTTTTACTGAGTTTAAATGGGCTGCAAGGTTATTGAATGTTGATCATTATTTTAAATTTCAAGTAAGTCCAATGCAAATCATTTACAGGCCCAGAGGAAATAAAATATTATTTGCAGGTGCTGACGATCCAACAAGAATTAAATCTCTTTCTACTGAAGAATATCCATACACTTGGCTTTGGATTGAAGAGTTAGCCGAATTTAAAACAGAAGATGAAATAGCAACCATAGAAGACTCTATAGTCAGAGAAGAAACAGGCTTTGATTATAAAGTCTTTTATTCTTATAACCCACCAAAAAGAAAGACTAATTGGTGCAATAAAAAGTTTAATAGTGTTACTTTGCCGGAAATTTATTATGTTCACCATTCAGATTATAGAGACAACCCTTTTATAGCAAAGCAAACTTTGCAAAAAATAAATATTTTAAAAGAAGAAAACGATAGAAAGTATAGGCATACCTGGTTAGGTGAACCGATAGGGTCTGGGGTTGTTCCTTTTGAAAACCTTGAATTCAGAAAGATAAGCGATGAAGAAATAAAAAGGTTTGATAATCACAAACAGGGTATTGACTGGGGTTATGGAGCGGACCCAACTACTTTTGTTCGCTGGCATTATGACAGCAAAAGGAAAATTATTTATGCAATTGATGAAAAATATCAAATAAAACTAAAAATCGAAGACTTGGCAAATTGGATGATAAATAAAAAGTATCATAATCATATGAGTATTGCAGATAGTGCTGAACCCAGAAGTATTGCTCAATTAAAAGATTATGGGATAAAAGTAAAGGGTGCTGAAAAAGGACCAGGGTCTGTTGAACATGGTGAAAAATGGTTAGATGAATTAAATGCGATTGTTATTGATCCTAAAAGAACCCCTAATATAGCAAGAGAATTTGAAAATATAGATTACCAGGTTGATAGAGATGGAAATATCAAAAATAAATTAATAGATAAAGATAATCATACTATTGACCCTACAAGATATGCTCATGAAGACGATATGATAGTTACCGGAAAAGGTATTTATTCAGCTTATTCAAGTTAATGGAGGTGATACACTTTGGCAGAAAAAGGAGTTTATAACGTATTAAGACAGGATTTCATGCACTCTCAAAATCCTAACAGTTCCAAAGGTAAATTACTGGGGCCAAATGGTGATCCACTTACTCAACAGAGACCAAATGAAGGACCACCACTCTCTAATAAAGAAATAACAGCTCTGTATAAAAGCAATCGTATCTTTCAGAACATTGTAGATATACCAGCTGAGGATATGACAAGGGAATGGATATCAATAGAAGCCGACAAAAAGGTTAAGGAAGCTATTGAAAATAAACTGACTGAATTAAATGCTCAGCCTAAAATGCAGGATATGTGCAAATACGAAAGGTTGAGAGGTGATGGTTTCTGCAGTATTGGAGCCAGACAGGCCGGCGAATTGGAGCTTGAAGAGGAGCTAAACCCTAAGCAGCTGATTGATATTGATTATATTCACGCTTTTTCAGGAAATAAAATACATGACACTGATATTAATGAGGATATGTTCTCTCCGGAGTACGGAGATATTGAAAAGTTTAAGATATCTGGTGTTGGTGGCCAGGGAGAAAGAAAAATCCATAAATCAAGGCTATTGCATCTGCAGGTTAGAACTGTAGAGGATGAGGCAATGGGAATTCCGCTTATACAGTCAATATTTGACCCGTTAACTATTTTTGATAATGCAGCATGGTCAGTTGGCCAGTTGCTTTATTCTTTGGTCTTTAAGGTCCTTAAATCAGATGGAGTCGATATAACAGACACTGAAACCAGGCAGAAAGTACAGAGTCAGCTCGAATTTGAGTTTAATACTCTTTCACTTGCACTAATTGGCCCAGAGGATGAGTTAGAATTTAAAAGTCCTACAGGTTCATTATCTAGTTTAAAAGATATGCTTGATTTTGTCTGGGACTATTTAGCCGGTGCTGCAAGAATGCCTAAGAGTCATATCATGGGCCAGCAGCAGGGTACAATTACGGGAGGACAGTTTGACAGCTTAAATTATTATGCAAGAATTGCCGGTCTCCAGGAGAACTATTTAAGGCCGTTGATAGAACAGCTAATTAATCTGTTGTTTTGGGCTAAAGACAGCGGAGTTGGCAGTGGACGAACTGATCCAGACGGTAAATACTCAATTTCTTTCAATCCACTTTGGAAGCTAGACAAAGAAACTGATGCTAATATTAGAAAGACAGTCGCTGAGACTGATGCAATATACATCAAAAATCAAGTTTATACAGCTGATGAGATAAGAGAAGAGCGGACCAGTAAAAGCAGTTTGATGGAAAAGTTAGACATGTCAGATGAAGAAACAATAGAGCTGGCCCACAGAGTGAAGGAGGCACATGAAAATGCCACTTCCTAGAATACTTTTTCCAGCTAATCATGCAGTTGATTATTATGAAGACCTGCAGGATATAATCGAAAAAATGAATAATGATGTCATGGATTTTGTTGATAGGAAAGTCACTCCATATTTACGGAGGAATGACTCTTATAAAAAAGACAGCGAAATGGATGACATAATACAAGGCCTTGAGGAGCTGAAAGAATCAGCTATTACTCGGGCCTTTTCTGATGCAACAGCAAAAAAGTTAGCTGACAAATTCTCTAAAAGAGTTAAAAATCACACCAATAACGAGGTTAAAGAACAGATCAGATCAGTTATTGGAATGGATCCTCTCAAAAGAAACCAGCAATTAGAGGATGCAGTAAAGGCTGCAGTATCTGAAAATGTTAGTTTAATTAAATCAATTCCGGAAGAGTACCATAAACAGCTGGATACTATTGTGCTGCAGGGGGTGAGATCCGGAGAGAGTATAGACGATATCAAAGATAATATACAGGATATCTATAAAAAAACAGATAGCAGAGCTAAATTTATTGCAAGAGACCAGGCAGGTAGTATGCTGGGTGACTTTACAAAAATAAGGCACCAGGAGCTCGGACTTAAAGAGTTCATCTGGAGGGATTCAGATGATATTAGGGTCCGGGATGAACATGAAGCATTAAACGGGCATAAATTTACCTGGGAAGAAGGGGCCAATGGTCTTTTCCCGGGCAAGGATTATAACTGTCGCTGTACTGCTGAAATTGTTGAACAAGAATTGGAGCAAATGTTTGGAAGAGCAGCATAGAAAGGGGGTGATTACAGATGCCAAAGAGGTTTGATGTGATAGGAATTAACAATCTTAATAAAAATTCATCTGGCTTTCTTACTTATGACCTTGTGGCTGCACAAACTGGAGTTTTCCCTTATTTAGACCCAGAGACAGGAGATATAGTCTATGAATTAAAGCATCCTGATGATCTGTTAACTGAAGAGGTTTTAGGTCAATTAAAAAACTTACCAGTTACTGACGATCACCCCTGGGAGCTGGTCAATCCGGACAACTCGAAAGAGCTGGTTAAAGGAATGACATCAGATACAGCTCGAATAGTTGGAGAAAAGTTAACCGGCAGAGCAACAGTATTTGATTCAGGTTTAATCGGTAAAGTTCTCAATGGCAACAAAAAGGAATGCAGCTTAGGTTTTGAGTGTGAAATTGTTGAAGAATCAGGAACGTATCAGGGCCAGAAATACGATCGCAGACAGACCAACTTTAATTTAAACCACCTGGCAATGGTTGAAAAAGGACGTTGCGGACCTGATTGCAGTGCCAGATTGGACTCAAAAGATTATGCCTATCAGGTCAGAAAAGACAGCGATATTTTGAATGATAAGTCAAAGAAGAAGCAAAACAAAAGGAGTGATCAGAAATTGAAAACTATTAAATTAGACGGTAAAGAGTTTGAAGTAGCTGAAGAAGTTGCAAGCAGAATTGATACTTTAAAATCTGAAAATGAAGAACTGACTAAAAATGTTGGCCAGTTAGAAGGTAAGTTAGATGGTAAAGATGATCAGGTTTCTAACCTGCAAAAGAAAGTTGATGAATTGGAGGGCAATCAGTTATCTGATAAGAAAATTGATGAAGCCGTCAGTGAAAGACTTGAACTTCTGAAGAAAGCTGACAAGTTTTTGGATGAAGATTATGAGGTTGAAGGCAAATCTGATAAAGAAATCAAAATCGACTGCATCAAAGCTGTTAATGAAAAGTTTGACGGCGAAGATAGACCAGACGAATACATTGAAGCTCGTTTTGATGTATTAAGTGAAATGCTGGATGAAGGTCAGGGCAGCTATGGAGATAAAAATCTTAAGTTTAAGAAAAAAGACTCCAGCTCCCGCAGTGACGCTATTGAGAAAAAGCGTCAAAAAAGATTAAACATGAGAGGTGATGAATAATGGATGCTAAATTAAATGCAGGTCAATTAGCAACAGGAAGAAGCGGACACGCTGATTCAATGGCAGGCGAAGGTGATATTCCTTTCGGTACTGCTGTTAAATATGGTACTGATCCAGAAAAACAGGTTGCTGTTTGGGATGGAAGTGCTGCAGCTGATGTCTTAGCTGGAATTGCTCAATATTCTGTAGGTGGTGACTTAGATAACTCTAAATATGCAGATGGTGACAGTGTTACTGTTGCCAGAAAAGCAGTGATGTGGGTTAAGTTATCCGATTCTGCAGCTGATGTAACTAGAGGCGATAAAGTAGCCGTCAGAGATGATGGTTTATTTGATAAAGCACCACTAACTGAAGCAACTAATGGTGTGTATGGTGTTGAAATTGAGGATGCAGAGTTCAAATCAGCCGGATCTGCCGGTGATGTTGTCAAGGTAGAGTTTAACTTACCTTCTCAGACAACTACTAAACAACTTTAAGGAGAGGTGATTAAATAATGAAAGACTTAGGATCTGGCGTTACTAGACAGGACGCTTTACTAACTAATGATGACTTAGATGCAATTGATAATACTGTATATGAAGCCAAAGAAAGAGAATTAACTGCCAGAACAATGGTGGGTTTGAAAACTGACATCCCGGAAGGTGCAGAAACCTATAGTTACGATAAGGTAACTAAAAAAGGTGCTGCTAAAATATTTGCTTATGGTGCAGATGATGTACCTTTAGTAGATGCAGATATTGAAAGACACCACCAGGGTATTTATGGTATCGTAGTAGGATTTACTATTGACCTTCAGGAAAAGAGAGCTGCAAAGATGGCTAATAGACCAGTTGAAACTACTAAGGCTACTGCAGCTAGAAGAGCTATTTCTGAAAGAGAAAATGACTTTTTCTTCTCTGGCTCTACTGAGCATAATGCAGAAGGCCTGACTAACTTTACTGGTATTCAGACTTACACTGTTGCTCAAAATAGTGGTGCAACATCTACAAACTGGAAAGATAAAACAGGCGAAGAAATAGTTGAAGATATCAGACAAGCCAAAAAGAAAGTTAATCTAAAGCCTGGAATGGCTGCTGATACTTTAGCAATTCCAGATGATCAGTACGAGGACTTAGACAGACCATTTAATTCTGACAATCCTCAGCTAACTATCCGCAGATATCTTGAAAATCAAGGCTGGTTTGACAGAATTATTTCTGTACCAGAGCTTGCAGGAAAAGGAGATAGTGGCACTGACTGCTTTATGGTTTATGATAGTTCTCCAGATGTAGTTGAAATGGGGCTACCGTTAGACATCTATAGACATGCTCCATATAACAAGGAAAACCTTAGTTCGCAGGTTAACCTTGAAGAAAGAACTGCTGGGGCTATTGTTAGATATCCACTCGGAATCTGCAGAGCTGACGGAATTTAAGAATTAATAAAAAAATGAGGAGGTAATTGTATGTTAACGATAATTAACCATTTCGCTCAAATTAAACATGTTGGAAATGTATCGTTGAATATTGGCCCGAATGAAGTTGAGGATGAAGACTGGGAAGCTGTAAAGACTCATCCAATAGTAAAAGGTTGGGTGAAAGAAGGTAAGGTAGAGGTTAAAGACGGCACAATTGAAGATTTGTCAGAAATTACTCCAGTTGATAAAGCTGTTGAGCTCGTTGAAACAACAATGGATAAAGAAAAGCTTTTAAAGTGGGCTGAGACTGATGATAGAAAGACCACTCAAAAAGCTATTGAAGATCAGATTGCTTACTTAGAAGATGATGGTAAAGATAAAGGCGATGAGTAATCATGCCTCAAACTACTGTATCTAAGGTGAGGAGTATTGCTTCTCACCTTTCTAAGTTATCTGATCAATCTATTGAGCTTTACATTGAGGATGCAGTTATAGAGCTTGAAGACTGGGAATATGATGATAAATACCAGGAGAAAATGGAAAGGTATTTGGCTGCTCATTTTGCCACTTTGGATCATCCGAAAGCAATCAGCGAGGAAGTTAAAGGTCTGGGTTCTAAAGATTATGCTGATAAAACAGGAACAGAAGGGTTAGAAAGCACCGAGTACGGCAAAGAGCTTTTAAGAATTATGAAAAAGAGCCAGGGACCCACATTTATGGTGTTTTCATAATGGCAAAACTTAAAATTACTGATAATAATAATATGCCTAATTTAATTGAAGAAATTAATAAACTTAAGAACTCTAAAATTGAGGTTGGTGTATTCGGCGGCAAAAACTCTCAAATCCTAATGATTGCCAGGGTAAATGAGTTCGGTGTAACAATAACCCCTAAAAAAGCAAAAGCTCTTACAATACCCCTTAATGAAGAGGCGGCTGGTAAAAGTGCAAGAGACTTTGATAATTTGTTCCTT